TTATTCATTCTCCTTTGTTGCATCCTCAACTGGAACAATCTCTGGTCCCATATCATCGAAATCAATATCATCCGTACTCAATGATTTCTTATAGGTCTTATTTACATACTTTTTGATGAGCGGTGGAATAACAAGAAATCCTGCAACGGTCAATGCGCTTCCAACAGCAAACCATAAAAATTTTCCACATCTATCTTTTTTCTTTTCCTCTTTCATGTTTTACCTCCTTACAAGACCCCTTGTAAATTTCGCGACCACTATCCTAACAAGGCTTTCAGTTATATTGCCTCTGCAAGTGCAATGACTTAGAAGCCAACTCAACCGATACCACTTTAAATCCTGCTGCCAGAATAGTATTCGGCATTGTATGGGTTGGTGATGGAGTCCAGTATGCAGAATAGTTGTATGCCGACTTACAAAGGTTGCAACCAATAATGGCCTCAATATCAGCAAAGGTCAATGTCAGTTCGGTCTTCCCACAGTTTTCAAGATACTGTTTCAACTTTGAAAACTTATCTTTTTCCTGCGGTTCTTCATCCATTTCACCGACCTGCACAAGTGCATTGCTAAGTTCATCACACTTATCAATCATCCAGGCAAAGTATTCTTCCTGCTTTGATGGATTGAACACATCGGCTTCACGCTTATAGATGATGCGTTTTGCCTCACTACCTTCACGGCTGGAATACCAATCAAGCTTGTCTCCAAAGATTTCTTCAATCTTGCTCTTCTTACTTTCGAGTCTTTCAAACGTTTCTTTACTATAAGCATAAATCAGTAAGGATAAATACTTACTGCGTGTAACAGTATAAGAGAGATGGTAATCAGCACCATTCACAGGAATATCATACCAATTCTGTGCCAATGGTTTACGAAGAGCAATGTCAGTATCCCTGCCTTCTTCCTTACAGTATTCTACAAAGCTTGACCAAAACTTAAGTTGAAGCTCCCCTAAATCGCCTACGGGCTTAGGAAGTTGTTTTTCTTTGCTTGATGAATCAGCAGGTTTTTCCGGTTCTTCTGATAGCGGAGCGGGAACAGCCCTGCCATCATTTGCCCATGTAACATAGATGAGTTTATTCATCTGTTCTGAAGTAAAACTAAACTTCCATCTGTTTTCCATGAACTCCAGAAGTTTCTTGCTTCTCTGATAAATTCGGTCTGCTGTCCAGTCAGATTCTTTGGCAACCTCAATTTCAGAATGCGATCCATTCTGATAACCTCTTCGACCACCTTTCTTGGATGTTTTCTTATCCTCAAAACTATCATTCTGCAATGCGGAATTGATGCTCTGTGAAAGAGGAAGAAGGTTTCCAAGAGCGCAGGACAATAATTCGATTTCCTCGCCGCTAAACTGTCTGAATTGATTACGCCAATAGAACCTTGACGGGGTCTGCGGAAGAATATGCTCAATAGAAACTTTGTCCTTTTCAGTCTTTGTAAACATCTCCCAGCTCACCTTATCCAGGTTGTTTTTCTTTGCAAGCTGGTACTCATACTCATATAAGAAGTACTTGATAGAGTTCCAATAATAGAAACCGCCCTTGTTGTCGAAGTGCTTTTCTATCTTGGTAATAAAGTTTGGAAGTGCATATTCGATATTGGCATCCGTAGTTTCATTGATATCATTGATCAGATCATCAATATCCATTTCCTTAAGGTAAATACTACGAGATGCCCGATAATACTCACTGCTTCTAAATGTGGCATTAAAGTAGCCAAGACGGAAACAAATAAAGATAAATCTCTCAACAGCTGTATAAAGTTCAATTCTCTTTTCTGGCTTCAAGTCCCTTCGGCTGATAACAGCCATAATCAACGGTCTGAAATGTCCAATACCTATGCGGTTCAAACGATCAACCCATACCTTTTCATCATCGGAAAGGTTCTCACTCTGGAATGGGAAGAAAGTATCATACCAGTACTTTGCCATATCTTTCAGGCTATTTACATAGTCAAGGATTTCTCCAGGTTCAAGTTTGGAAACCTCAACAGTTTCTACTTCACCAGATTCTTCTTCAATGTCAGTATCAGAATCGTAGTCCGTATCACTTTCAACCGCCAAAGAGTCATCGGCAACAGCCACCGTTTTCTTTTCAAAAATATTCTTGGCAGAAAACTTGTTTAAAAGGAAATGGATATAGTCATCACCTTTTCTTCTGGAATAAGCAAAGTACGTAATCCAATGCGCCCTCAAAAAATCATCATCCGAGAGCGGGGTCTTCTCATTTCTGCCAAGCTGGAAGTACACTTCTTTCCATGTATCATTGATCTGTTTACGCAGATTCTCTTTATCCATTTTATCGAACTTGCTGTCCGGATAAAGAGTTGTCAGGTAAATCAGTCGGTTCTTCAATAATTCCAAGTTTGTGAGTTTCTTACCACGATTATTCATGGTTTCAAATGCTACAAACACATCATAATCATCATCAATTTCATGGATATTGAACATCAGCCTCTGTGTCAGTTTGAGGTAAAGATCATTGATACCATCCATGCCTTCGCTCTCATAAAGGGCGGTCAGATTCTCTCTAAAGAAGTTCTTGGCGAACTTCAGATTTCTTGTATAGTATGTTTCATTAACAGTCCCGGAATATGGCTCATTAAAAATTCTGTACTGTAAATAGTCAGAACTGGGATTATCCACTTCATAGCCGAACAGGTATGTAGTTATCTGCTTATTCGGCGGTCTATGTTGACAAATGTATTTAGCTACTACATCTTCCAACGTTTCATATCCCAGCACAATATCCCGGTCGGATAAACCTTCATTCTCTTTTAATGTTCTGGAATACTCCACGATTTCATTTAAAAGAATAACAAAAGTTGTCAGTCTCTGCTGTCCATCAACAATATGACAGGGTTTGAATCCTTTTGATACCATCCAAAGGTCACTACCCCATGATGTTGTTTCAGAAGATTTCAGATTCTTAAGAGACAGCAAACCCGTATAGTGATATCTTCCGTCTTGAAGATTCACCAAATCATCCCAAAAATCAGCAAGTTGGGACTGCTGCCAAGCATAGCCTCTCTGATAGTCCGGAATTCTAAAAAGTCTGTTTTGAAAAAGTAAAGAAAGCGGTTGTAATTCATTTGCCATTATTCCGCACCTCTTTTCACATATGTCAGTTCAATATCATATCCCAAAGCCTCAAGCATCTGAACGAAGGTCTTATTCACAACACCGTCCTGCTTTTTGATGATGCGGTTGACATACTGGCCTGTAGTTCCGATGGTTTCCGCAAGCTGTGCCTGGGTGGTTCCTTTCTCTATACATTTGACTTTTACATCTACTTCAATATTGTTCTTAATCATATATTTGCCGCTCCTGCTCGCAACTCTTGTTAGTTCTAACACAAATAAGATAATTTATTATACTATATAACCCAACAAATTACAATATTCGCAGATGAATCAACAATGAATTTTTTGTAACAAAAAACACCCCGCCGAAGCGAGGTGCCAATAATCTGAACTGTATTTACCTGTGGATATCCACGCTTGTGCCGGATTTGAATTCCACGATAACTTTCTCATCATAGACCGTGATTTTCTCAATCAGCCTGCGAACCAACTGCTCATCGTATTCAGTGATGTCCTGCGTCTGCTCTGCGAGAAACTGCTGCATTTCACTGATTCTCTGTTTCATGCCTTCGCGCTCTGCCCCCTCCACCTGGGCATTCTGCTTTGCCTCACGAAGCCTATAAATCTCATCTACGATGCTGTCATAGTTTCCTTTGGCATTTGCCACATTCAGCAGTTCTTTCTGCAATTCTTCCAGCCTTGCGTCAATCTCGTCAAGAGAAATACCGTCTGTTCCCGTAAGCACCGCCTCTACATTTCGCTGCAGGACATCGTACATGGTATCCTTTTGACCAAGTGCCATGTTAATAGCTCGAACCACAAGGTTTTGTAATTCTGATTCATGGATAGCATCGGCATTGCAGGCTCCAGGACCATGTTCCACCCTGGTGCAGCAGCGCCACACGATAGATCGCTTTCCTCGGTTATTCCATACAACCCTGCGGTAGATGTCCCCGCATTTGGAACAGTACACGATGCTGGACAATGCATACTTGCTGCTATAAACACGTTTCTTTTTATTCTGACCGCTACGGAGATTGGCTCGTCTCACCATCTCTTCCTGTACCTGCATATAAAGATCGCGGGGAATAATGGCTTCGTGGCTGTTTTCCACATAATACTGTGGCACCAAGCCATTATTGGGAACACGCTTCTTTTCCAAGAAATCCACCGTGTAGGTCTTCTGAAGAAGGGCATCTCCGATGTATTTTTCGTTTTTGAGGATTTTCTGCAGGGTTTCCGCTCGCCATTTCTTTTTCCCGGCACCCGTCAGAATACCATCCGCTTCTAAACCTCTGCCGATCTGCTGCAAACTTGCACCCTCAAGGTACTCTCGGTAAATTCGTTTGACCACCTCCGCTTCATCGGGTTCAATAATCAACTGTCCCTTTTCATCTTTGGTATATCCAAGAAAACGGTTGTGGTTCACAGTAATCTGTCCCTGCTGATAACGGTACTGAAATCCCAACTTTACATTCTGCGATAAGGACTGGCTTTCCTGCTGTGCAAGACTCGCCATGATGGTAAGCAGTACCTCTCCCTTGGCATCCATCGTATTGATGTTTTCCTTCTCAAAATAAACGGGAATATTCTTTTCCTTAAGCTGCCTGATATATTTTAGACAGTCTAAAGTATTTCTCGCAAATCGACTTATGGACTTGGTAACAATCATATCGATTTTGCCCGCCATAGCCTCGTCAATCATGCGGTTGAACTCTTCTCGTTTTTTGGTGTTGGTTCCGGATATTCCGTCATCAGCGAATATTCCGGCAAACTCCCATTCCGGATTCTTGCGAATGTAGTCCGTATAATGCTCTACCTGTGCCTCATAACTGGTAGCCTGCTCATCGCTATCGGTGGAAACTCGGCAGTAGGCTGCTACACGAAGTTTCGGTATTTCAGATTCTTTCGCAGTGTTGCCAACACGTCTACGTGCCGGAATCACCGTTATGTTTTTAACTGTTTCCATTTGCATTCATCTCACTTTCTATCAGACTATAGGCGTATTCAGCCTGCTCGTAAGGGTCATAGAAAACTTTTGTCTGCCGACCCATTGTAAAACGCAGGGGAACGGCAGGCATTTCTTTGCCCTTCAGTTCTCTGACCCTGCCAAGCTGATTCGCTCTGGATTGCCTTTCTTGCTCGGCTTTGTCGAACAGTTCCTGATCAATAATGGCGGGGTAATAATCATCCCCAAGATAACGGGTATTTCGAAGCATCCTTCCGGCACTGCCGTGAAAAATCTTTAGCCCCACATTTTCTGCAGCAACCTTTAGTGCCTTACCGGAAATGTACTCTTCAAAAAAGCTTCTGACCTGTTCTGCCTGAACCTCATCGACAACAGCCTTTCCGTCTACAATGCGATATCCGTATGGGATATGTGCTGTCATTTAGTTCACCAACCTTTCCGTTAGATTCAATCCGCATTTTAGGTGAAACACAATCTTTGTCCTGGATTCCACCGTGATGCTTTCCACAAAGGCAAGAAAAGTTTCATCCTCGAATGCCGTCAGCATCATGCCCTTGGATGTAAAAGCCATCAGTTTTTGCAGTTCCTTAATTCGTGTCTTGTCACCGCCAACGAAATTAACCAACTTTTCTTTTTCTTCCCGTAGCTTTTGCTCTTCCATAACAAGAGCGGCATTTTCTTTATTGAATACAGTAGGTTCTAATACCCCTGTTGCCATTAGGCTTGTCAGAATCTGTTTCCTGTCGGTGTTTCCTTCAATGCAGATATCTAATTCCTGAATACGCAGCAGTCGGTCTTTGTCATCCATCCCTCGCAGTGTTCGCAGTAGCGGCTTCAATATCACTTGGTGACCGTAGGTCAGTTTATTCATCATGGTCAGAAAAGCCAGCTTAATACTCTCATCCGAAATGTAGAGCATGGAGCATTCTTTCTTGTTTTCCAGGTGCTTTCCGCAAGTCCAAGCCACATAATTGCCGCTTGGCTTATAATGCTGTCTGCGCTTAAAAGTAGTACCGCATTCACCGCATTTGATTTTGCCGGAGAAACAATAACGGTTCTGATATCTGTAGGTATCTGTGCCGTTTCCTTTCTCCATTGCTCTCTGGTCAAGCACCGCACGTACCTTTTCAAAATCCTCATGGCTGATAATCGGCTCATGATGGTTCTCGCAAAGGAAACGGTCACGCTCACCATAATTGATGTGGCGGTTAAAACTGCTGTCACTGTAGGTCTTTTGAAAAATCACATCCCCTGTGTACTTTTCGTTGTTAAGAATGGCATTCACAGTGCCCGCACTCCATTTACCGTTCTTTTTTGTCTTGATGCCACGGGCATTCAATTCCCTGGCTATCGCATGAGTTCCTTTACCTGCAAGGCAGGCTGCAAAAATCTCTTTTACAATCTCTGCCTGCTCCGGCACAATAACCATCGTACCGTTATCGTTTTCATATCCGTATGGTGGATAGGAAATAATAAAGGTGCCGTTCTGAAAGCGTTTCTGCACCGACCATTTGCTGTTTTCGGAAATAGATATTGACTCACTTTCTGCCAGACTGCTCAAAATGGAAAGCATCAGTTCACTCTCCATTGAACCCGTGTTAATATTTTCCTTCTCGAAGAAAATGGAAATGCCCAGATCTGTCAGTTTTCGTACCATCTCCAGGCAATCCGTAGTGTTTCGGGCCAATCGGCTGATGGACTTGGTAATAATAAATTCAATTTTACCGGCCTCACAGTCAGCAATCATGGAAAGAAGTCCGGCGCGAACATCCTTTTTTGTACCCGTGATACCCTCATCATAATAAAGGCCTACATACTCCCATTCGTCATTGGCGCGGATGTGGCTTTCATAATGTGCCTTTTGTGCTTCAAGGCTGATAAGCTGCTCATCACTTGCCGTAGATACCCGGCAGTAAGCAGCAACCTTCAATTTTTTCTTCTCAGCCAGGGGTTCATTTGTCCCGATTTTTGTTATCTTTTTCATCAACTCACCTCGCTTCTTGGGCAGTGACATATTCCCGTACTATCGCAGAAATAGCAAGTCATTTAGCCCATAATCTCCGCCAGAAACGGTGAGAAAGTTTTGCGGTTTACAGCCGATATTTTGTGGAATTCATCCACAGAAATCATGCCGAACATAAACATGGTTTCCAACACTTTCTGCGCTCTGTAATAGTCAAAATCTCGCTGCAATTCTTCCTGTGTAATCTCATGCGTCACGGCATTGGGTATCTTAAAGTTTTCTATTCTTTGTACTTCCATTTCGGTTCCTCCAATCTTTAAAACAGTGGAAATGTTCCCTCTGCCTATATGCGAAAAGACAGGCTGAATCGAACCCCCTTGAAGGCAAAAAAATAATGCCTGCCCAGGATTCACTCCCAAGCAGGCATAAACTGTTTATATTCTCTTTGTATAATCAAGCGAAATCCATCCGGCACCGCTCTTTAGCTTGCCCCATCGAGATGCACCTTGTCCATTCTCTTCGGCAATTATGGTAAAAACACCTATTCCCGTAAAGTTCCCGGTTTTTGCATAGTTCGTTCCTGGGCCTTTGCGGATATTCAAATCAGCAACGGACACTCTCACAAGATATGGATCGAATTCTGCCTTTCCATATACCACGACACCTTTGTCATCAAAAACAAAGTAACCCGGATTCTTGTCCACACACGCTTTGGCATTTTTCAGAATCTTAAATGCACCGATCTGTGAGGACGCATCTTCCCATGACTTCCTGACCCGATACCAGGTAACCGTGTCTGCTTTCACATCGTACTGGGTCAAATTCCAGCGTTCGATGATACCGCAGATATTCTCCACATAAGTAGGAGAGGTCGCATAGCCTCCGTCCTTGATAATCTGTACCGCTTTCTTATAATCGGTGCAGTTCTTCAACCCATCATATCGGAGTTTACCGCCGTTCTTTGCTCCAAGCAGATAAGCAGAATGGTCTGCGATGGATTTCTCCACGCAGTCATACTTTCTGAAATCTGCAGTAATCGTGATGTACTTGCTGCCATCCCACTCCTGTGTCTCCTTGGTATAAACCGACTTGCCATCCCAGGAAGAACCACTCCATGTGTTGCCGGAGAGAGATTTCTTCATGCCAAATACATTATTGGCATTCTGGGCAAGTTCGGATTTTCCGTAGCCGGATTCAAGAATGAACTGTGCAAGGGAAACGGATGCAAGAACCCCGCTTGTTTTCTGGTCAGCAGTAAACAAAGAGCCAACCTTCTTGATTACATCCGCCTCCACCATGTCCTTGAATACAGATGCCTGCAGTCTTTCGACATCGGGTTTTTCATCGGCAGAAAGACGCATGTTTACAAGTTCTGCAATCTCAGAATGTCGGCTATACAGATAATCTCCCGGACAGGATTTATTGGCAAACCATCTGTGTACAGTCATGTTCTGCTTGTCCACCTGCCCGATGAGAGACTTGTCTGCTTTCCACAAAAGCTTCTTGATGCCATTACGCTTACAGATATCCGTACAAAGGTCAATCAACGCGGCATATGCTTTGTCATTGACCGCATACGGATGTTTCGTATCCGATGCTACTTCAATTGTAACGGCACGGTGGTCATTGGCTGCATTGGAAGAACACCATGAGCGGTCTTTCTCCTCACAATACATACCGATTCGGCCATCCGCGCCAATGCCATAGTTGCATGATGCTTGTCTGCTCTCCGGAGCAAAAATATTCCCAAGAGTTTCCACCGAACACTGACCCACAACGCAGTGTATGGTGATGGTATCAATGGCATGATTGCGGTTTATAGTACGGTTGGGAGAGATTCTGGTATAGGATACCAGAGGACTGTTGGTATAAGCCATTACTGTTCCTCCTTTCCGTCAGAACGGTCATGCAGCTGTTCCAGTACCTTCTTGATGGCATCTGGCACAGGCAGACCCAAGTGTGCGGCATTCTCCAAAAGAGACACTCCTTCGTTGGATAGATAGAAGAAAATCACTGCCGTTCGCAGGACACCGGGTGCCCCCATCACCTGGACATCAATAATGTTTCCAATGCCAACCAGCAGAAAAATCAGCACTTTTCTGCAGATGCCTTTAAATCCAACTTCACTGGATAGCTTCTTTTCTGCAATGGCGCACATCACACCCGTAATGTAGTCGATCACCACAAACGCAATTAACGCATACAGCAAACCATCACATCCTCCCAGAAAGTAGCCAAGCCACCCTCCGACCGCAGAAAAAACTAACTGAATCACATTCCAAAAATCCTTCATTGACTTGTCCTCCTTAAATTTTTGTATGAAAAAAGCAGCCCCTTTTGAGCTGCTTTATGGCCTTTCGTCCTTTATGTTATAAGTCTTCACCATGTAATAAACCTGGCGAAGCGTCCTTGGAAACAGTACGTCCGGGTTATTGATAATCAGATATAGCCACGCTGAAGAAACAACGCTCTCCCACACATGAAACTCCCAGGGAAGTGAGGCATAGGTTTCTGTGACATAAATAACGCCACCCGTACACCCTTCACAGTTTTGCAAAGCAATGCATTCATCCACATACTTTTTCGCCTCATCCTCTTCACCGACACATAATGCAAGTGCTGCATAGCCAAGCGTTCCCTCCGTCCAGACGATATCCGGCGCCCCTTCATAATCCGGGGTCTTGTCACTGTAAGGCTTAAATCCGGCAAATTGCTCCGAACTGGAGTACCTCATGTTGTAGTGTTCCTTATCACTGCTTTGTATGATCTGTTTATTCTCCGTCAGATACACATCCCTTGCCGTATGAAAACATTTCTTCGCTGTATCGGTATGAACAACAGAAAAAATCAAACTGCCTGCCCAGGTCGTACAGTCAAGTGCCCATGCTTTATCAGGCTTCCCACCATTGATGCCCTGATAAAATCTGCCATTACTTTCGTCATAGCATTTTAAGAACAGCTGATCTCGAACCAGTTCCGCTGCCTCCTTATACTTTTTATCATTTAATACAAGTGACAACCCTTCCAAAGCTTGAAGTGTAGAGCATTGATGCTCTGTGGAACACCACTCGATTTCTACATCGGAATACTTATATTCACTGTCATAGGCACCATACCCACCGCGAAGAAGTCCGTATCGCGGGTCTTTTGTATCGGTTACCTGTCTTGATAAGATCCACTCTCCGGCCTTCATGAGCATCTTTTTAAAGCCATGCTTCTCATCGCAAAAGGTGCCCATCTGAAGGATTGCATAGCAGATGCCCCACACGACCCACCCGATTGCTCCTGTTCTCACATAATCATGGAACAGCTTTCCTATGTAAATGTCATAGGAGAAGTTCCAACTGCCATCGGTATTCTGATCTTCTTTCAGTCGGTGAAGCATCTCCATCACAATATCCCAATCACCGGAGGTACTGAAAACCAAAAGTGCCAGTCCTACATCGTAAGACCAGCACCTGGAATTTAACATATAGCCGTATGCACCATTGGCGGTGTTTCCTTCTTTGCTAAACTGCGGGTCATCCTCCGGAATCAGAAAGGATGCCGGATAGCGATACCACTCATCATATCCGCTTCCGGTAACGCCAACCGTTACATCCGAGTTTACATCATGGACTCGGACGATTTTCTTTCCTGCAAAGGATTTTGTAAAAGCAATATACCCCATAGAACCTCCTAACTTACGCTGCAGGTGTCAACAAGGTTACCTTCAATATCATAGGTATTGAGGGTAATCTGATCCTCATAGACATCCATGACTGTATATTTTGGAATACTTGTATTTATGGTCAGTTCATTCCAAGGAGCTGCCGGATAATCATCCACCTCATACTTGGAACCGGTACTTGTTGCCGCCGTAAAGAACATCTTGCCGGGATAAGTTGTCCTGCAAAGGAAATGTTCATGTCCGGCAAGCACCATGCAAATATCGGTTTCATCAACGATAAAGCTGGTCAGACCTTCACGCAGTGTCTTTATCTGCGTTGTCAAGGCTCGTTTACTTGTAGAATACAGGCTGTGATGCATCAAAAGAATTGCCCAGCGGTAGCTGTTATTATCCAGCGCCCTCTTGATGAAATTCTTATGCTTTTCCACATCTGCACTGTTAGTATCGATGCTGATAAACAGCACATCATTATTCTTAAAGTAAAAATCAGCCTCATCCGCATTATCCGGCAAACCAAAATGACCGAAGTAGTTTGTGTTTTTGTCATGGTTTCCTCTTACCGTAGCAATCGGAACGGAATGCTCTTTTGTAAACAGATGAAACTGCTCTGTTCGGGTAAGCGCATCCGTAATGGCATCCACCTGGTCACCCATACTGATGATCATTGCCGGAAGCGGGTCCAATATCTTCTGAACCTTGTACCAGACATCTGCCGAGGACTGGTCGATGATCTGCGGGTCTCCGCAAATCAGATAGCGGCTGCTGTCATTATACCGAAAGGACTTCGTTACACTTGTACCCTTGCCGGAAATCGAATATGTATGCGCTGCATTCAGCGAAGCGGATACAACAGCATGGTAGGTATAATAGCCCGGAACCACCACCGCACCAGAAACTTTGTAACTGACACCATCAAGCGTTAGTATGCAGTCAGAGGTAAAGTTTGTAATCCAGGTAATAATGAGCTTGCCCTTCTCAGCGTTCGGCTGCACAATGGAATCCCTGATAAACGGCTTCGGTTCATCCGGCAGAATCGGAGGATTGCTTGGCAGATCCCCGGAGCCAACAGTGCCGTCATAAATGATGTTTGTGTTTTCGGTTAAATACTCAACATCCTCAAAAACATACAAGGATGCATCAAAGTCCGCATATCTTGGAAGTGCATCATCAATAATCGTATCGTCAGTCAGTGTTGGTCTTAAGGTGTATGTTTTAGCATACATAAAGGATTCACGCATTGGCTCTCCGGTATCCGGGTCAATCGGCACCGGATTGATGATTTCCTTTATAGTTCCCGGCAAGTTATCAGGATCTACTTCTTCTCCGTTATCATCAACCCACTTATAATATTTTAGGGTGAAGCCCTTAATGCCGTTTGAGCCGTTTTCATTGATGATGACATCCTGCCTGTACCAGTAGGTTTCCGAATGGGTAATTAAATCTCCCACACCATAGAAGTCCGTTTCACGATAATAGACCTCGCTTTTCCAGGTGCCGTCAGCGTGTAAAAAACAAAGAGCAGAACGATACTGCTGGTCGGTATAAGTGGTTACTTCCACCGCAAGGTTCTTTCTTGCCTCTGTGATATTCTTATGCTTTCCTGAAACAACACCCTGGTATTTCTCATCATAGAACTGGTCGCAGTAGATATAACTTGGAAAATTGATCTTTGCGTCCGGTGGCATATCCACTCTGGCAATGATCCTGCCTGTGTATCCCGAATCATAGTCCTCTGCAAGCTTTGGAAAAAGAGAGTAGTTATTGACGTTAAGCTGGCGCTTGATAAACTCGATGGCTTTCAAAGAAGCCTCTTTATACTTTGCATCATCAAAGATGTTTGTCATGACTGCATCTCCTCCTCTGTATAATCACTATCTGCAGGAACCGTACAATAAAAGACCAGAAGCGTACTTGTTGTCGAATTCACTCCGGTAAGTCTTGCACCGATATACGGATTAAACTCATAGGTGTCCAGCTTTAACAGTTCAACCGTTCCTGTTGTTCCGTCATTGGTATGGATATGGAAATAAGGACGGTCACGATAGGACCTTGTAAAATAAAACGTGCCGTTTCCAATCATCTCCCCAAATTCAACCGTGTATTTCGCAGTTGCCTCCCGAATATCAGAGACCTCTCCTGCAATCTCATACAGAGAATCGTTAATCGTGGGAAGATACTGACCAACCGTAATGCTTACTTCCTTGTAGTTAAACGGATTCCAGTCCATACCCACCACCCGGCTTTGAGAATCAATCGATAACGGCTTGAAGTTTATTTTTATCTCATCACCCAGGGCAAGCTTACCTTTTTGATACAGTGATAATGTGTAGCTTGTCGTATTCTCCGAAACATTGTGGCTGTAGCTGATATCCTGAACCAGGGAAGATTTCATGATGTCAATTGCGGTTTCAGAGCCGATGTGCTTTCTGATTCCGATAGAATATCCGTCATATTCAATCTCGCCGCCGACCATTGCAATCAGCTGCATCACGCAGGCTCGTCTGGTTACTTCTCTGTTAATAAGGAGCGTTACCTTCTTGTCGAAATCAACCTCACCTACGGTAAACGGGGTATCCGCAAGCAATACCTTCATGATATTTCTTGGAGTATCCGACATTTCAAAGGACTGCACCGTATATTTCTCTTCATTCAGCAGAAAGGAAATATGGTCACCGGACATCTTTGTGTAGCAGACGCCACCTGAGATACTCTTTTTTATCTCTGTGACATAAAAGACCAGACCATCAACCTCAACACGATCTTTGAGAGAAACCACGCCTTCGGTCTGTCTGGTCATCAGGGTAAACTCAATCGTACATTCCCCGTCGAGTTTTTGAACGATGCTGCAGGCATTGACTCCCTGGTAGGATTTGATCAGTTCTCCGCTGCCGCCATCTTCTGTGGATGAATAAAAGTTAAGCCTTGGGTGCGGAGGTATTTCTCTGTACCTTGGATAGACGGTCATATCCTCCTGCACATTTTTAAAGGACGTACTCCAACCTATAAAAATGAACCCTTCATATCTTGGCGGTACGGGTGCCTCGGCATCCTCTCCTTGAATCACATACTGCGTAGAAATGACATCCGTACCATCTTTGTTTAAGAAGCGAACGGTATAGTATTTTTCTGCTTCAATACTGTAAACCCGGATTCCTGAGACAGTGGCACCCGTAGCAGCCCTTGAAGAGGAGCCAATAGCCAGGTTGACATTCTTTGCCGCCATCTTATTTCCGGCTTTGCCAATCTCATCTCCGTCAATAAATAGGGTGACAACACCTTCATCGGTTATTTCAATGCCGACCGTCTTTCCGGAGAAAGCATTTTTATCAAGTCCGGCAAAGCCTTCATCCCAGCCATAGGTACTGTCATTGAAGCACCATAACTGTTTTGTGGCATTGAAGACCAGTCCCTCATCAAATGAAGTAGAGGAATCATCCATCATGATAAATCTGCCATGCTGGTCAGAATCCCAGTTACCTTTAAAGGAGGCTACATCCACCTCCAAAAGGCAGCCTCTTCCCACGACATTTTCCATGAAGGCATATGCCTTCATATAATTGGCATCACCATAGGAAAGGTAAATTCCTTCCGGCTGCAAAGAAGCATTATATCCAAGCTTGGCTTTGACACCGCCGACCGTATCGGTCAGCCTTTCATCCTCTGTTCTTTCCTCTCCAAGAAAATTCCATTCATGGATGAGTGTCTTTTTATATACTTCTGCCATCGAGTTCCTCCTTCCTACACCGTACCAAGATTTCTGAGGGATGCTTTGCCCTGACGATATTGAATCTGTGATACAAGTGTGGTGATCGTCTTTCCATCCAGCATGATAGGCTGGTTTAATGTGACGCTTGCATTTTCACTCCCGCTATCCACACCGGATACATTCGCATTTACAGAAGCGGTCATATCCGGAATGACTCCATCCAAATGCATGGAGGATGCCACACCATCGATTGCCTTTTCCACCGCACTCTTAGATTTGTCGATTCCCTTTGCCAAGCCATGCATAAAGTCCGGCATCCAGGATTCATAATCGGTAAGCGGTCCTTCATCCGGAACAGAGAAGTGAAGGAAGGATTTAATTGCATTTGCGACACTGCTCACTGCATCTTTGACAGCACCAATCATGCTTCTGATACCATTGACAATCCCCTGGATCATATCCTTGCCCCATTGAAGAGCTTGTCCGGGAATGCTCTTGATAAAGTTGAAGGCGGCAGTAAGTCCATTCACAATTGCATTTTTGATATTCCCGACAGTGGTGGTAATGGAAGTCCAGATGTTGGTGAAAATCGTGGTAATCGTGGTATGGATTGCAGTAATAATCGTGGTAACCGTTGTCTTAATGGCATTGAAGATATTTGTGATAGTGGTCTTTATCGCATTCACTACTGTTGAAACAGTATTCTTGATGCCCTCCCAAATCGTAGTAAAGAAACCTGCAATTGCATTCCATACGGTTTCTGCTGTGGTTTTAATAAATTCCCAAGCTGCAGTTAAAAACTGACCGATTGCTTCAACAGCTACTGTCACCGCATTCTTGATGTTTTCCCAAAGGTCAATCCAGAACTGCCTGAAGCCTTCATTGGTATTCCACAAATAAATAAAAGCAGCCACTAAAGCTGCTATTGCTGCGATGATTAACATGATCGGATTTGCCAGCATTGTGGTGTTAAGCAGTGCAAAAGCACTCTGGACACCCTTAATTAAACTGACCACCTTCGGCACAATGGTCATAATCGTACCTACTGCAGATATGACCTTCCCGACGATGATAAGAATCGGTCCCACTGCAGCTGCAACAAGAGCAATCGTTACGATAACCTTCTGTGTTCCCTCATCCAAGGAGTTCAGCCAATCTACAAAGGATTGAATCCAGCCCACGATCATCTTGATATAAGGCATCAGCAGTTCGCCAAGAGAAATGGCAAGTCCCTCTAAGGCTGACTTCAAAATCGTAAGCTGACCCTGCAGGTTATCAAGCTGTGTATCCGCCATTTGTTGTGCCGCACCACCGGAATTGGTAATGGACTGCTGCAGTTCACCCCAGCTGTCACCTGTATTTGCAAGGAGTGCATTCACAGAAGATAAGTCCGTTTTATTAAAAATCTTACTGATGATATTAGACTTTTCTTCTCCTGTCATTCCATCCATAGCGGTGTTCAAATCACCGAGGATATCATTCATTGAACGCATATTGCCTTCGGAATCATATACCTGTAGCCCCAAACCGGCCATCGCATCAGCAGCTTTGTCTGTCGGGTTCTGCAAAGAGAGAATGATGTTTCTTAAATGTGTACCACCTTCAGCACCCTTGATACCATTATTGGCTAAGATACCAAGCGCTGTGTTCAGTTCTGCTGTACCGCCTTTCACAGATTTCGCAGTCGCACCGATGGTCAGAATACCTTCGCCAAGCTGTGCCACCGAGGTGTTGGTGCTGGATGCAGTCTTTGCCATCTGGTCAACCATCGTTCCGGCTTCACTTACTTCCATGCCAAGTGCCGACATTGCATCCGTAACCATATCAGAAGCAGATGCCAAATCAATATCACCCGCCGCAGCAAGGTTAAGTACTGTAGGAAGTGTGTCGCACATTTGCTGGGTATCGTATCCGGCAAGGGCTAAGTAATTTAGAGCCTGTGCACACTCACTGGCAGAGAAGGCCGTTTCAGAACCCATCTTCTTGGCCAGTTCATTTAAGGTATCCATCGTGTTTACCGTCTGACCATCTACCGTACTCATGGCATCCTTGGTAATTCCCATAGTTGCCTGAACCTGGCTCATGGAACTTTCAAAATTGGCAGCTGTCGTAACTGCTGCCGTTCCAAGTCCGGTCACTGCCGCTGTTACAGGCAGCATCTTTTGACCTGCAGAAGAAATGTTATCTCCTGCCGTTTTCATCTTTTCCCCGGCGGACGCAATTTTCTGAACGGCTGTTGCCGACTGATTGGCCTGGGTTTCCAGCTTCTTCAGTTCTGCCTCCGTTTCGATGATTTCCCTTTGAAGGGCATCATACTGCTCCTTTGAGATATCACCGTTTGCCAGGGCTGTGTTTGCCTGCTCAGCAGCAGTCTTTAAGGCTTCTAACTTCTCCTTTGTTTCCTTCACCGCATCTGACAGCAGCTTCTCTTTTTGAGCCAGGAGTTCTGTGTTGCCGGGATCCAGTTTTAATAATTTTTCTACATCTTTAAGCTGCGACTGGGTGCTTTTGATTTCCTTGTTCACACCCTGGAGCGCAGTCTGAAGTTTTGTGGTATCACCGCCGATTTCAACGGTGATGCCTTTTATTCTGTTTGCGGCCATGATAACACTTCCCTCCAGCCTTTAGAAATTATCGAATTCATCCTGACCTGCAATTTCACGATACGGATATTCATCGTTTCTGCTTTCCGCGAACATATCATTCACCATACCGATGGTAAGCAGGTCAAGATCTCGAATCGATATCCCAAGCTGTACGCATCGAAGCAGGAAAAGAGGTGTTGTCATCTGGCGTTCAGTTGCGCGAAGTTTTTTTTAGACTGAACATCCGTCTGAACATTAAGTCCCCAAAGTTCGATGATTTTCGGCAGCACCTGATAAATTGAAAAGGTGTTGAAATTATCAAGCCACTCCTCAGGTGTATCGGGAATAGACGGATCTGCGTGTTTAGCCATGATATAAGCGATATTTTCAAACATCTCAAGAGAAAACATATCAAGGTTTGAGTTCTCTTCTGCATTCTTTCCTACTGCCTTTTCCAGTGCAGCAAGGTCCTTATACACATCCCTGTGAAACTTGATTCTGTAAATACGCGGAATCGCAGCAGATGCCTTAAAAGGCACCTGCTTTCCATCGATTTCAATTGTCTTAGTCAGTCCCATTAAGCCTCACCTCCTGCAGGCAGCATATCCTTAGGCAGATACACCTTTTCGTACCATGAGTTGTAGGCAGTCTCCAAAGTTGCATCCGAAGTACGTGCTTTTACATATCCGCCGGAAAGAGGGCTTGCCGTAATGGTGAGCGTTTCTGTCTTGACCTCGATTTCATCTTCTTTAGTGGAAGACTCAATGGTAGGTCTGGATGCGACACAGCTGTAAAGCACGTGACGAATCTTCTTCACATCACCGTCAAACTCAAACAGCAGTGCAAACTTTTCTGTTTCCACCGTTGCGTCCTCGATAAGAACGCTGTTGTCATCCATCGTTTCCTTAAGGATGTCAGTTCTAAAGGACTCAGGAACCATCGCAAGTTCCAGGTCACCTTCGTATCCCTGGTTATTCGAAATGGTGTAATATGCGTAGCCGTCTGCGTAGAAAACAGAAGGCTCACCATTTGGATCCAGAGAAAGAGAAACAGCACCAGGCATTGCAACCGGAGTGCTGTAGGTGATGCTTCCATCTTCACCGATGGTAAGCTTTGCATAATGCACGTTGCGGATATTAAACTTTACCTTGTTTTTCTTATTCGCCATTGTTATTTACCTCCAGTTCAAATTGATAAAGGACCTCATACAGTTTCTCGGATTCGATCCACACTTCGGTCTTGTCATAGAAGATGCCGTTTGCATCCAGCACCGACTCAACCTTCTGCTCCACCGATGGGTCCTTGGTATCGGTGTACAGTTCGATGTTTACAATATTGATCTTGTAATACGCTCTGCCGTCTGCAGCAAAGTTGTTACTGCCCGGTGTGAGGTAACAGATAAACGGAGGAGCAGGAGATTCGCCCTCCGCAAAATGGTCATAGGCGAAAGGAAGTCCCATTCTTTTAATCAGTTCTGCAATCCTTTTCATTTCAGACTCCTTTCGATTTCTTCCTCCAGTTTTTTAATGCCCGCCTCTTCTGCAGCTGCAATATGCGGTCTTGCCGAAACTCTGCCGCCGCCACGCTTGGCATGGCCATGTTCCAGAAGATGTGCCAGCTGATAGCGGTTTCTGGAATGGACGGTAATCTCCAGAGCATTGGATGTTTCCTTTGTGGTCTTTACCGTCCAGGACTTGGCGTACTTGCCGGACTTCTGCGGTGCGGTTTCCGATATCTGTTTTTTAACTTCCGTGCCAGCCTTCTTTACCGCTTTTTTCACATCATCTGTGGCAAGGTCTGCATATTCTTGAAGCCCCTCCATAATTGCAGCAGCCATAGAGTCAATCTTCACTTTGTTTGATGCCATACCTACCGCCTCACTTTCCTGCACTTCAGCTTGATGGATTTCTTCTTGTAGTTCATATGGTCAACGCCCTCTATGTTGTAGAGTTCACCATTAAACTCCACTCGGTATTCTGTGGTGTTGATAGATTTTGCCTTTTCACAATATCGGGTGGTAAAGTCCACCGAAGAGTCATCCACCACCATGCCCGCCTGGGTCATCTCTTTTCCGGCTTCTGCAGAAACCGTGGCATAGCAGGTATAATACGGTTTCCATTCGTTTCTGTGATTGCCGATTTCATCTGTGACCACTTCACTTCTGGAAATGAAAATACGGACATTCAGTAAATCTATCTTCATCAGAACACCTCCTTGCGGTCACCAAAGAGCATGGCGCGAAGGGAAAGCATCAGCGCATGATAGTCAGCCTCCTCACGGTGTTCGTACTGATACGCAACCGCATAGAGGACAGCTGCCTTGGCATCGGGTTTTTCCAATACCGCAGGGTCATCGGTTCGCAGGATATCCATGCACATCTTCTGCCCGGAACGGATCAGTCCTTCAATCAGCCTGTCATCATCCTCGAAGTCTACCCGGAGGTAGTTCTTCATTTCTTCTAATGTTATTGCCATAGAATTATCTACCTCCCATAAAATCAGGAGTCACCCTCCGAAGAGAGTGACCCCATGATGAATTCGATTACTCGCTCTTAAGTTTCAGAATCTGGACAGCTTCAGGGAGAATAAGCTTGCCGTCCACACGCTCCTTGGCAACATAGCCGATCATGCCGTTTCCGGCGAAAAGTTCAGTCAGCTGCTTGAAGGAACGGGTACCACGGTCACCGATGTTGTAATACTTGTAGTCACCGAATGCGATGGCATCTTCCGGTGCATATGCAGAAGTATGAACAGGATAACCAAACAGACGGTCAGGCTCACCGGCCTGTGCGGAAGGCTGCCAGATATATGCACCGTTGTTGTCCTTCAGCTTACGGATAGCCGCAATATTCTTGTCATTCATAATGAAAGAAGCATTCTTGCGGTAAGGACGCTTAAGGGCATATACCAGGTTGATGATGTCATCTGCCTTGATGGCCGCAGTAAGAGTCTCTGCAATCTGACCGCCACCGGATGCAGCGAACAGACCGAGAGGCTTGCCCACACCGTCACCGTTTAAGAAGGCATCCTCTTCGGCATTGGCAAGCGCCTTACCGAACTGGGTGATGATGTAATTCTCCAAGCCGAAAGCATTGTCATACAGAAGCTCCTCAGTCACCTTAATGGCAACATGAAGCTTGTGAGCATCCATAAGGATCTGGTCAAAAGTAGCATCACCGAAAGATAATGCCCCGCCTTCCTCAATCCAGGATGCGGCAGGCTTGGTAGCTGCAATGTTGATCTTGTGTTCACCGGAAGTGGTAATGCGGGTACCCAGTTTACGCATGATGTTCTCTTCATCCAGAACATCGATGAGTCTGTTGTCGTACTCTTCGGGAACAAGGTAACCGCCATCGGTGTCTACACCTTCCTGCAGGACATTGCTCACACGCTTGAAGCCGGAACGAAGTGCATCCAGCATGGCTGCCTTATAGGCATCCGCTGCACGGCCTTTCTTTTCGGGCATCTGCTTATCGGATACAGGCTTGGTTACGATAGGAATATTCACAGGACGGTTCATTTCAGCCTCCATAGCCTCCATCTGCTCCATACGCTCAATCTCCGCAGCGTAGGCCTGCACCTTCTTTTCCATCTCAGCGTAGGTCTTTGCATCCTCCTCGGAAAGCAGACCATCCTTATCACGCTTGGTTTCTACGAAAGCTTTTGCAGCCTCCCATGCCTTTTTGCGATTCTCACGCATTTCTAAAATCTTGCTCATTGTAATTTACCTCCAATTTTTCATCAGATTTAACCGCTCCATCAGGGAGTCGGCAGATACTTTGTTTGTGGGTTCGGACTTTGGCTGAATGCGGCATTTTGCAGACAGCTTGTCCATAAGGGAATTGGTTACGGCAGCCTGGGAGAACACCATGCTGACCTTTGGGACTTCGATGTTGTCGGAAGCATTTCTCTGCATGACTTCATCAGCGAATCCCATCTCAATTGCAGAATTAGCATCCATCCAGGTTTCGGCATCCATGAGGTGGGACAGCTTTGCACGGCTAAGTCCCGTCTTGATCTCATAGGCATTGATAATGGACTCCTTCACCTCATCAAGCATTGCGATGGCTTTCTGCATATCCGCAGAATCACCGCAGGCTACGGTTGCCGGGTTATGGATCATCATCATGGAAACCGGGGACATGATGACCTTTGTGCCTGCCATTGCGATAACACTTGCGGCACTGGCTGCGATGCCATCGATCTTGATGGTCACATTGCCTTTGTAGTTCATCAGCATGTTGTAGATCTGGGCAGCTGCTACGCAGTCACCGCCCGGACTGTTGATCCAGACTGTGATATCTCCGCTCCCGGCATTTAACTCATCACGGAAAAGCTGTGGTGTGACATCATCGTCAAACCAGCTCTCTTCTGCGATGGTGCCGTTTAGGAACAGTGTTCTCTCCACCGTCTGTTCCTTCGTTTCCTGGTTCGTCACGGTCTGACTCTTCCAGTTCCAGAACTTCTTCATCGGATTTTTCCTCCTCTCCGTCAGATTTCTTATTTGCAAACAGACCTGCATCTTCCAGCTTTGTCATATTGCCGTTGATGAGGTACAGATCTCCGCCAAGTTCAGCGGGGATGCGGTCAAGGTTCTCAAGTTCACGGATATCGTTGGCGCTCATCCAGCCGTTTTGTCTTGCAGTGGCATAGCCGGACATACGGCTTGCATAGTCACCGCGCAGAAGTCCATCCACATTGAACTTGATAAAAAAAGCAGTCTTCTCTTCCTGTGTGAACAAGGCTCTCGCCATAGCCTGTTCCCAACGCATAAGCCATGGTTCAAGCGTGTATTTCACAAATTCGAGTGACTGCTGCTCAATATTAGAAAAGCTCGATTTTTCAAGGTCACCGACCATATGCGGCGGCACTCTGAAAATTCGGGCAATTTCATTGATCTGGAATTTCCTTGTCTCCAAGAACTGTGCTTCGTTCGGAGAGATGGAAATCGGTGTGTATTTCATGCCTTCCTCAAGGACGGCAATCTTGTGGGAGTTGTTCTGAGAAAACCCTTTCTCCCAGGACTCTCTTACGGCATCCGGGTTCTTGACCGTTCCGGGGTATTCCAAAAGACCTCCCGGAGTTGCACCGTTTGCAAAGAACTTGGCACCGTACTCTTCCGTTGCGATGGCAAGTCCTATGGCATTTTTCGCCATTGCGATTGGTGAATATCCAACCAGTCCGTCAAAGCCAAGACCGGGAATATGCAGCACATCGGAAGGCTTGAGCCTTACCGTGCCATCTTTCATGGTAGGTGCATCAGAATCTGATACCCTATATTCATAGTAGAGCCTTCCTTTGTCATCACGGTCTACGGTCATTCTGTCGGGCATCAGAGGGTAAAGGGCTACCACTTCACCTTTGCCGTTTCGGATGATCTGTGCGTATCCGTTGCCCCAAAGCAAAAGATGCGTCATAAGGGTTTCCCGGAACACAAAGGACGTCATTTCCGGATTCGGTTCATCATGCAATAGGAAGTACAGCGGATGGTCGATGGCTTTTTCTTTGCCGCCGTCAGCATTGTACCGATACAGATGAAGCGGAAGTCCCGCTACCGCCTCGGACAGTATCCTTACGCAGGAATACACTGCCGTCATCTGCATGGCAGAGCGCTCATTCACTCGTTTACCGGAGGTACTGCCGCCGAACAGGAATCGGTATCCGCTGCCATTTATGCTGTCGGTCACAGGCTTATCCCTTGACCGAAATAGAACATCAAATAGTCCCATATGATTCACCAGCCTTTCTAAATAAACAAAATGCCACGGTGGTCATAGACGCTTTCCGTGACTTGGTTACCGCAGCGGATGGCTCTGTCAAGTGCCATGATGGCAGCTACCGCTCCGTCTATCTTTTCTGTAGATTTCTCTTTGTCCGCCTTGATGTTTCCGGCGGGGTCTGTTCGGATGTAGATGTTGTCCATCATCCACCGAAGAACCGGGTGTCCGCCGTGGGCAAGTTTCTGTTCCAAGGTCAGTTTCATCAGTTCCTTGGTAGGCGGTGACATATCCTTAAAGCCCTGCCCGAAAGGCACTACCGTAAATCCCATGCCTTCCAGGTTCTGTACCATCTGAACAGCACCCCAACGGTCGAATGCGATCTCACGGATATTGAAACGCTCACCGAGTTTTTCAATGAACTGCTCAATATATCCGTAGTGGACTACATTGCCCTCCGTAGTCTGCAGATACCCCTGCCGTTTCCAAACATCGTAGGGAACATGATCCCTTCGGACTCGCAGTTCCAGTGTTTCTTCCGGTATCCAGAAGTATGGAAGGATGCAGAACTTGTCCTCTTCATCCAGTGGCGGGAATACCAGAACGAATGCCGTGATATCTGTTGTACTGGAAAGGTCAAGTCCGCCGTAGCATACACGGCCTTCCAGGTCATCTTCACTCACGGCAAAGGAGCATTTATCCCATTTCTCCATCGGCATCCAGCGAACTGCCTGTTTCACCCACTGATTTAGTCTCAGCTGTCTGAAGGAATTCTCCTCGCCGGGGTTCTGCTTGGCAGAATCACAGGCTGCCTTTACCTTGTCGATACCAACCGTAATGCCCAGGGATGGATTTGCTTTCTTCCATACCTTTGGGTCAGTCCAGTCATCACTCTCATCCGCTCCGTAGATAACAGGGTAAAAGGTGGGGTCGATCTTTCTGCCTTCCAGGATGTCCTTGGCTTTCTGATGTGTTTCATAGCAGATGGAATTGGTATCCGTTCCGGCTGTTGTGATTAAGAAGTACAAGGGCTGCATACGGGCATCACCCGACCCCTTGGTCATGACATCAAAGAGCTTTCGGTTCGGCTGGGTATGCAGCTCATCGAACACAACGCCGTGGATGTTAAAGCCGTGCTTACTGTAGGCTTCTGCGGAAAGTACCTGGTAGAAGCTGTTGGTCGGCATATAGATGATTCGTTTCTGCGAGGCAAGAATCTTGACTCGCTTGGATAGTGCAGGACACATTCTAACCATGTCGGCGGCAACCTCAAATACGATGGATGCCTGCTGTCGGTCAGCCGCACAGCCATACACTTCCGCTCGTTCCTCACCATCACCGCAGGTAAGCAGAAGTGCCACCGCAGCCGCCAATTCCGACTTGCCCTGTTTCTTCGGTATCTCAATGTAGGCGGTATTGAACTGTCTGTAGCCGTTTGGCTTGAGCGTTCCGAAAATGTCCCGGATGATCTGCTCCTGCCAGTCGATAAGTTCAAATGGCTTTCCCGCCCAGGTGCCTTTGGTATGGCAAAGGCTCTCAATGAATGCCACAGCAAAGTCAGCGGCATCCGCATCATAGTGGGAATCCTTCGCCTTGAACTTTGTTGGTTTGTACTTTTTCAGTTTCCGCAAGTGCCGTCACTCCTTTCTTTGGCATAAAAAATAGCCGCATCACTGCGACTGCCGTATACGAGGAACAGCCCCTTATAGGGACCGTCCTTGCTGAATATTTAATTCAGAAGATTAGTTGTATTCGTTTAAGAGAATGCAGTAAGCCGTCTGTGTAGGGAGTCCTTCATCCGGCTCGATGTCCCATCCTCTGTCATAATTAGCGGTAACTACACCGTTTATCTTAATCATCAGCTTGGAAATCCTACCGCCGTTGATGCCAAACTCACTTGGTTCTTCATAATGCTTGACCCAGTAGTGGGCTGCCGTGTAGCCTCCGTCCTTATTTGGGATTCCTATCGTTCCTTCACTCCACATCGAGAACACCGTCCTTTCCGTAGAGAATGAACTGCACATATTCTTTCTTGTGTTCTTCCAGGAAGATGACCAGTTCGTAGAACCCCATCTCGTTTGCAATGACCTGCACCGCCCGGGTATCGAACATATTGGTAAGTCCTGTGTTCCGGACTGCGAGGATCTGCTCTTTAATCTTCATGGCTGACCCTCCTGCAGCTGTCTTCACCGTACACCACACCAAGATGGCAGCCGTTGTCCCAGTCTACATGAATCGTTCCGGTATCATCCACACAACTGACTGTACCTTTAAGTCCAATCGGCATCGTTCTGTATGGGTCATCCATGTGAATGAGTTCCACACGGCAGCCTTTCGGGTACTCTTTTTTGATTCGCTCTACGATTGCTCTTGCAGGGAACATCATGCCTCCTCACCACCTTTCTTTGCACCGCTTTTGAATGCGGAAGACCCGGAAAGGTTCTGAAGCAGAATCTTGCGGTCTGTTTTGCATTCCGCGCCGATAAATCCGAGTCTCAAAAGGAAACAGCGGAATGCATACTTTTCATTTTCCACTTCCTTTTCGCTGGCAGTGATTCGTTTCTGCTCCTTGCTCATTTTGCAAAGGGCTGCAATGAAGTTGGTGTAGGCTCTTGCGGTATCTGCATCCGGGAGTTCAGAAAACCAGGGGAAGGAAATGGTATCCTCACCGACCTCAATCGGCAGTTCGCTGATGCCAAGTGCCTTCTTGATCAGCTGACCCTTGACCTCCAGAAGCCTTGTGAGGTTTCCGACCATCACCTTATCCAGGGGAAGGGAAACCGTAAGACCTGTGCTTTCGCTCTCTGCGGGTTCGGCAATTTCTGCCGATTCTTCCGGCTCTGTGTTTTTCTCCCATTCGGAAGGTGTGATTCCCGTTGCCATCACGCAGGCATCGATGATTTTGGAACTTTCCTCGATGTTTTCGTTCTCGAAAATCAAGGTTCCGTCTTTTTCGATGCGGTAATCTCCGATCTGGTAAGCGCAGCTTGGAACACCCAGGTATTTCGCCTTGATTCCAAGTTCCTTGCTGATGGCTTCGACCATTGCTTTCCTGCTTTCCTTTGTAGCGTTAAAATGTAATTCCATTGAATGTACCTCCTTTAATTTGGTACTACATATATCACTCTGAATGGCTGTAATAGCAAGTATAATCTCAGTGATTCTGTAGAGATAATTGCCTTAATTTTCAGGAGGATTCTGGGTATAGTACACGATGCCGGAAAGCACAAAGCAGACATTGGGAAGGGCTACGCCGTTGCCCCACATCTTATATTCCGCAGAATCGGAATGGGGATTCTGCAGCCATTTGAATACCTGCTTTTTCGTCTTCGGCTTGGAGGACTTACCTTCAATCAGACGCCAGGTTTCAAAGATATCCATCCACTTTGTAAGTTCCTCTTCGGACGGCACTTTTGTACCAAGACCATCACACCACCAGTCGGGAAATCCCTGCAGCCTTGCACACTCGGTCGGAGTAAGACGGCGGACGATATACTCAAGGTCTTCGTCCATGTCGTTGACCACGGGAGGGTCTTTCCAGTCTGTTGCCACCAGGGTGTTTGCCAGTTCTTCCTCGGCAGAAGTAAAGAAGGATGCCTTGCTGCTGGAAAAAGTCGGTGCTGCTACTGCACCGGGGCCTTTTGCCACCATCGTAGGCTGCGTTTCTTCCTCCACAGCAAATCCGAACTGTGCGTTTTTGCCCTGATTGAAGGCTGCCCTGTCGATGCCATAGGCAACGGCATGGCGGTCGATGGTATTTAAGGTAAAGCTGACATCTTCATTGATCCCATCGCCCTGAGGACCGTTCTCGTCCTTTCTTCCAATCATGGAACCCTGCACGGAAACCACAGCAATGCCGCCCTGGTTACAGTTTGGATTGCCGCCGTTCTGGTCAAGGCATCTTGAGGTATCCGCCTCATAGAATCCGCTCTTGGGATTGTCTGAGCGCATGGAGTTGCTGTCCTTGGCACAGATGCCATAGGCAACAGGGACGAAAAGAGTCTGGTCATTGTTGCAGGAAAGCGTAGCGGAAAGATTCTCCTGGATGAGTGCGCCTTTCCCACCGCCTTCACAGCCGGAACGGATCTTCAGTGTTTTCGGTGTCTGCACCACAAAGGGCTGATTATTGCCGCCGGTTCCAAATGTAGAAAGCACGGTTTGTGCCACATCAAGGGGGCCTGTGTATCGGCTGTCCTGTGAGTGGTTCTCAAACACAAGCGGAGGATGATGGCTCTCGGCACGAAGGGTGCAGGTCACTTCTTCCGTCACATCCATGCGATTGCCGCCTTGGTCGTTTAAGCAGATTGTGCTGCCTGCCTCTCCAAGGCTCTCTTCAGAAGTTCCGGCAGTTCCTTTCCACGGGCAGAAGCCCTGCGGAGGATACCCAGACAAGCCTTCTGACTCAAATAGTATTTTTCCGGCGCATCCGCCACTAAAATCTGCGACAAGATAGATACGTCTTCTTCTCTGGGGTACTCCCCAATACTGAGCATCGACTGTTCGCCAGGCAATATCGAATCCATCTGCCACATCAATGTGTCCTGCTCCTGTCCATTTTCCTTTCGGAGGGACAGGGATAGAAACGGAATCGGCTTTGACTGAACATACGGACTCAAGGACCGCTTTGAAGTCTGCACCCTTGTTTGAGGAGAAGGCACCGGGGACATTTTCCCAGACGATAAATCTTGGATATTTTCCATTGGTTGCACACCTCATTTCCTTTACGATTCGGATGGCTTCATAGAAAAGATTGGAACGGCTGCCATCCAAACCCGCTCTCTTGCCGGCCACAGACATATCCTGGCACGGACTTCCGAAAGTGATGATATCAACAGGAGGAAGGCTTGCTCCGTCCAGCTTACTTACATCTCCCATGTGTTTCATATTGGGAAAACGCTTTGTGGTCACCCTAATCGGAAAAGGCTCGACCTCCGATGCAAACACAGGCTCAATACCGCAAAGCACTCCGCCCAAAGGAAAACCCCCGGAGCCGTCAAACAGGCTGCCGAGGGTCAATCTGTCCTTATTCATCTTTGACCTCCACCTCTTTTACAAGGTCGGAGTACATAAATTTCTCTCCGTTTCGGATCACATATACGCTGTCAGGGTCACCGCCGTCTTCCACGAATCTGCGTAAGATAACAGATGCATACTTCTCATCCAGTTCCATCGTGTGGCAGATGCGGTTGGTCTGTTCACAAGCCATCAGGGTAGAACCGCTGCCGCCAAAGGTATCAATGACGATAGCATTTTCCTGACTGGAGTTGCCAATGGGATATGCCAGAAGGTCAAGGGGCTTTGAAGTCGGATGATTTTTGTTTTTCTTCGGCTTGTCAAAATTCCAGATGGTAGTCTGGTTTCTTCCTGCGTTCTTGCTCCAGTAATGCTTGCCGTTTTGAAGAAAACCGTACAAGACGGGTTCATGCTGCCATTGGTAATCGGAGCGTCCAAGCACCAAGCTGTTTTTCACCCAGATGCAGCATCCGGCAAGATGGAAACCTGCATCCACAAATGCCTTGCGGAAATTAAGTCCTTCCGTATCGGCATGGAACACATATGCCGCACCGCCTTTTTCCAGGTTCGCCGCCATGTTCTGAAATGCCGAAAGCAGGAATTCATAAAACTTATCGTTTGCCATCTTATCGTTCTTGATGGAAAGTCCATCGGAACTTTCAAAGGCCACATTGTAAGGCGGGTCCGTTACGATGAGGTTGGCTTTCTTACCGTCCATAAGAGCGGCTACATCTTCAGCGGATGTGGCATCACCGCACATAAGACGATGCCTGCCGACTGTCCAGATATCCCCACGCTGTACAAAGGATGCCTTCTCAAGGGCGGCGGACAAATCGAAATCATCGTCTTCTGCCTCAGACTTATCATCTCCGGCGAAAAGGTCAGCAATCTCATCATCGTTAAAGCCAGTCAATCCTACATCGAAATCCATGCCCTGCAAAGCTTCGATTTCAATTCTCAAGAGTTCCTCGTCCCAGCCTGCATCCTGGGCAAATCGGTTGTCCGCAATGATGTAGGCTTTTTTCTGTGCTTCGGTAAGGTAATCCACAAACACGCAAGGAACTTCCTCAATGCCTTCTTCCTTGGCAGCCATCACTCTGCCATGTCCGGCAATGATGCCATAGTCACGGTCGATGATAACGGGATTTACAAAGCCGAACTCACGCAGGGAGGAACGCAGCTTTGTGATCTGCTCCGGGGAGTGGGTTCTCGCATTATTGATATATGGTACTAATTTAGAGAGCGGAACAAGCTGCATCTCCGTAGTCGTTTTTGCCATCAGAACAACCCCCATTCCGCAAATTTCTCAAATCCACCCATGGAATTGATGAACTCTCTTGCTTCTTCCACGATTTCGGCATAAGGAATGCCATCCACGGTGTCATCGCCTATGGCACAGGAAAGCACCACAGGCTGACCTGTTTTCTGCGCCTTCAAAAATGCGTGAATGTTTACGGATACATCTGCTTTGGATAAGTCTTTGCCGTGCAGACCGCCGCCCGTTACGGACTGTGCCATATCTGAGCCGAGTTTTCTGTTAGTTGCCCCGGTATCAACATCCGTGCCGCCAGTCCAATCCCCGATAGGATTGATGTCTGCCCCCGGGTACTTCTTTCGAAGTTCTTTTGCCTTTGCATTGCTCTGGCAGATGATGAGTCTCTCGCCATCCAGTATGTACTTGCCATCACAGGGATAAGCTTTGTAGATATCCCTTGCAATTACAGAGAGTTTCTTCTCCTCTTTTGTCAAAGGCACACCTTTGAAGATGCCGTTATCTCCGCAGCGGAAACCATCCGCCTGATTATCTGCCAGGTGTTTATCCTGGGGTTTGATATCAGAAATAACAGCCATCTGTCCGGCAATGCGGTGGACGATTCTCTTAATCTGTTCTGCAAAAATGTCTGCACTTGTTTCTACGATTACATAGCAGACACCGTGTCCGATGAGTACCTCAACGGCAATCTTCGGATCTTTTTCTGTTTTATACACCAGGTCAACGATTGCACCTGCGATTCTGTCTGCCACTTTATCAGGGTGGCATGGATTTACTTTTTCAATCATAGTCAGTGTCCTTTCCGGGCGCGCAGCAAGCGCTCCATTACATCATCCTGCGGAGTTGCTCCCGTATACTCAATGGAGCAGTTCTCCTTTACAATCTGGTAAATCTGATACCAGGACTGGTTTGCCTGTTTTGTGAACTGCTGAAGCATGGATACATACGGACTCTGGCAAGCCGCCCCGGTCGTTGGGTGCTTTGCCAGGAAACCATATTCCGAAATTGCCTGCTCGCATTGAATCTGTCTTGCAACGCTCATGGCATACTGATTGATCAGCAACGTATTCACATATTCGGTGCATCCGACCTTCTTGAGCCAGTTCCATGTTTCCTGGAAGATTTCTTCCGCACACAGATCTGTCCCGCTTTTCTGCTTTGCTTTCATGTAGTCCTTCACAGGGGGCATATCCACACCCGTGAGTTCGGACGCATCTGGCAGGTCGATGACGGTAGCAGTCTTGCCCGCAGAGATTTTCTCTGTCAGAGCCTTGCGTTTTGGCCCGCTACCGGGTCTTGCACCGCCTCTCATCGTTCCGTCTTTTGCCACTCGATTTTCACCTCCTCACGGGACCTTTCCTTATAGGCCCTTTGAATAGCAATTTTTGCGCGTGTGACCCTCGCGCCGTTCCCCGGGACCTTAATGCGTAGAGATTTCTACCGCCCCTGGGGTCATCTGTTGTGCCATCTGTCACCACTCTTGGCGTGGATTCTTGCATGACAGGACTTGCAAAGTGCGATGAGATTTTCTCTGTTATGCGTACCGCCTTGAGATAACGGTAGCTTGTGGTGGATCTCTTCGGTCGGTACATAGATACCGTTCTTCAAGCACTCCTCACACATCGGATGGCTTGCAGCATAGCTGTCCCTGATTCTTTTCCATACTCGTCCATACCTGCGTTTGATGGCGGGGTCACGGTCATAGCGTTCATATCGTTTGTTCTCTTCCTTCTGGTGTTCCTCGCAGAACCTGCCATCGGTCAGGTTGGGACAGCCGGGATGTGAGCATGGTCTTTTCGGCCTTCTCGGCACTGTCCTCACCTCCGTCCGGGTAAAACAAAAGCCCCAGGGGATTTCTCCCTTGAGGCTTCGTTCATCATACAGTTTTCTATACTACCATTATACCTATAAGGGCTGTGCCATTCTCTGCCAAAGTGTGCCAACTTTCATTCCGGCACAGAAAAGTTCTGCAGTGCAGAAGAATGGATACGATGCACGGTGCGTACAGACGCATTTAACAGCACACCGATTTCTTCCCACGAATGGTTATCCAGGTATCTATAGCGGAGAAGAAGACGTTCATCCACATTGGACAGTTTCTCGATAGCATCTTCCATCTCTGCTTTGAGGTCAACAAGGGTGTCGATCTCATGATTGATTTTTTCCTGGTAGTCCATAATCTTAAACAGCACCTTTGTGAAAGAAGCATCCGTTGGTCTGTTGGGAGAAGGAATATGTTCTCCGTAGCTGACACCCTGGATGCGGGTGGAAAGGTCACGCAGGTTTTCCAGTTCCTCGATATGGGAGTCGATTCTCTCGTTCAGGCGGTAGGCCTGTCTTAAATATTCCTTTGCGGTCATTTTTTCAAAGCCTCCTCTCTCAGTCTTCGTATAAGGAATTCACTATCCACGCTTGTAAGTGCCGCATACCAGGAGGAACGAAAGAAACGCTCACACTCAGTCACGGTACTTTTGGCATTTACATTTGCGGGTGATTTTTTCAGTATCTTTATCGCTGCCATATAGTCCTTGGCAGCTGTTGTAATAATGGCATTTGCAAGGCTTTCATAAGGGTCAGCCATAAGCATCACCTCCGAAGCCTTGCTTTGACAGCATCGATAAGGTCGGACTGTGTTTTCTCTTTTCTACGAAGTGCTTTCATCACATCTTCATCGATGGTGTCCTTTGCAATGATGTGGTGTATGACCACTGTTTCCGTCTGACCCTGGCGGTGGAGTCTGGCATTGGTCTGCTGATACAGTTCCAAAGACCAGGTAAGTCCAAACCACACAAGGGTGCTGCCACCGCTTTGGAGGTTCAGTCCATGTCCGGCACTCGCAGGATGTATCACAGCAACAGGTATCTCACTATCATTCCAATCCTTGATATCCTGAGATGTCTTTATCTCACGAACCTTAAACCGTTCCTTGATTCTCTGCAAATCGTGGTTATACCAGTAAGCAATCAGAATAGGTTTGCCGTTTGCGCCTTCGATGAGGTCCTCCAGGGCATCCAGTTTGCGGTCGTGGATATTCACGATTTCCTTATCCTCGGTATAGACAGCACCGTTTGCCATCTGCAGAAGTTTTCCGGAAAGAGCCGCTGCATTCACCGCATCGATTTCTTCCTCTTCCAGGGAAATGACCATCTCATCACGCATTTTCTCATAAATACTTCTTTCTTTTTCAGAAAGCACCACAGGGACTTCGTTTATCACACATTCCGGCATTTTCAGAAAATCTGCCGACTTCATGGAAATCGTAATATCCGAAATCAGCTGGTAGATAAGTTTCTCCGCTCCCGGTTTTGGCTTATAGGAAAAAATCATCTGCTGATTTCGCTTATCCGGCACAAAGAACATATTTCGGTAGTTCGTTATGTACCGACCGAGTCTTTGACCCATATCCATGATTCGAAATTCTGCCCACAGATCCATAAGTCCGTTGCTGGATGGTGTACCAGTAAGTCCCACCATCCTTTTTATCCTTGGTCTTACTTTCAGCAGACTCTTGAATCGTTTGGCTGAGTAAGATTTGAATGAGGAAAGTTCATCAATGACCACCATATCGAAATCAAAGGGCACACCGCTCTTTGAAATGAGCCAGTCCACATTTTCTCGGTTGATGAGATAGATATGGGCGGGTCTGTTTAAGGCAGCTATCCTTTCAGCCTCTGTACCGATAACCACCGAGTAGGTAAGACCTTTTAAGTGATCCCATTTTTCAATCTCCGCAGGCCATGTATCTCTTGCTACTCGAAGAGGTGCAATGACCAGAACGCTTTCCACTTCAAAACGGTTCAGCATCAGTTCATAGATAGCAGTCAGGGTGCAGACACTTTTCCCAAGTCCCATTTCTAAAAGCACTGCCGCCACCGGGTGTTCCAATATGAAATTGGTCGCATAGGTCTGATAATCATGGGGATGATATTGCATCAAGTACACCTCCTATCTGCTCCTTGGCATCAATCACATAACAGGGAATACCAAGAGCGGTAATCTGTTTCATTCTTCGTATCTGTAAAGGCCTCGGTTTTTTACCGGGAGCCTTTAATTCTACAAAGGCACACTTCCCAAAAGGGAGAAGTACCAGTCTGTCCGGCACACCGTCCATGCCCGGACAGGTAAACTTCATGCATAGCCCACCCGCTTTCCTGACGGAGCGGACAAGGGCCTGCTCAACTTCTTTTTCACGCATATTCCGCACCTCCATCACGGCTTAATATTGGTATGTGTGCCGCCTTATGCAGGGTATTTTCTATACTTTTCTATATATCTGTTTTTTTAGGCTCTTTAGAAAAATTAGTAAGATAGGTAGCATAAGGTGTCACACATACCGGTATAAGGCTTATTCAAACTCAGTTTTCAGCTTTAAGCCTTTGACAAATCTGCCGTTTCTGTTTCTGAACCGTTCAAAACCGAAGGACTCAACAGCGGTATAGAAATCTGCGGAACTGCGAACATACTCACCCACCTGTAAGCAGAAGGAACGGTACTCGTTGTAAAGTTCTCCCGACTTGACCACGGCGGTACCATCAATCTCGCAGCGTTCGTTTAAAAACGCACTCATCCAGTCATTATTTTCCTTATAGGCATCGATAGCCTCCTGAACTTTCTTGGGCGCAGCAATATGAAAATCATCCGCAATAACCTTCTTTGCACCCTCAATCACCCAGGAGAGAATCGCACCGCCGGCCTTCTCAAACAGATAGTCGGCATAGTTCTTGATATCCGAACTGCCCTCGATCTTGGCACCAAATGGAATCACGATGAGTCTTCGCCAGGTACCCTTATCAATTGCACCGACCTTTGGCAGATGGTTGGTATAAAGCACCAGCGTATGGGTAGGAACATAGGAGAACGGATCTTTATATTTCTTCTCTGCATAGATTTCATCCGTGGAGCAGAGCTGCTTTACATTGGATGTGTTAAGTCTCATGCCTTCTTCCAATTCAGCAGCAATGAGCAGTCTTTTACCTTTTGCCTCGGCAAGTTCCGGTTTTACATTTCTGCGGCATCCGACCGTCAGCATATCCGCAGAGATATTTCCGCTATAGGTGCCAAGGACTCTCGACACCACATTCCAGAAGGTACTCTTGCCGTTTCGGCCTTCACCGTAAGCAATGATAAGTGCCTCCACATAGACCTTGCCCACTGCGGAAAGGCCTACGATTTTCTGCACATAGTCAATAAGGTCAGCATCATTCTGGAAGAAGGTGTTCAAAGCATCCTGCCAGATATCCGCTCCGTCTTTTCCGGGGTCAACAGCGGTCTGCTTGGTAATGAAATCTTCCGGGTCATGGTCACGCAGACTGCGGATGCCCTTGCGAAGGTCTATCGTACCGGACGGACAGTTCAGCAGAAATTCATCCGCATCCAGAAACCTTTGCTCAATCTCAAGCATCGGTCTTGCCTCTTTTAAAGCAGATGCGATGTATTTGGAGTCACGGCGCTTGATAGCATACTTCTTATAATTCAGCGCATTCTCATACATCTCGAAGGAATGTGCCTGCTGACGGTTGAAGGCATTCGCTGCCTTCTTCGGTCCCATTGCCACAAGAATCTCCATTGCACCATTCTTGTTCATCTCATCCATTGCTTTCTTGATCTCTGCTTCAGCCTCTTCCATCTGACGCTCCGTCAGTTCCTGGGAGATGCCCTGGGACTTCGGTGCAGTTTCCTCCCAAAAGCTGCCGTTGTAGACCATGTAATCGGTAGCAGGCGAAAAGCGAAGTTTCCCTTTGTACTCTCTTGCCAGTACAGTGGCTTGTCCCACATCCGAGAAGTCCTCCGGCTTTAACACACAGTCGGAGTTATAGACCTTTGGATCGATATAGCCTTCCTGACCGGATACCTTGGTACCGAACTTGATGGCGGAGTGCCAGATCTTGTCCAGTTCGGAATCAGCCAGAGGTGGATTGCACTTTTCCGCTGTTTTTATAAACAGGGCATTGGCTTCATCGGTTGCACCGTATCTTTTGATGAGTTTTCCTGCAATATGGCTCATGGTGCTGTTTCTGCTGCCTTCGCTGATTTCTTCCGTACTGGCATCAAAGTCTGCGAACTCATCATGGTCAATAAAATCAGCCACATTGCTTGCTCCGTCATATACTTCAATATCCGGTGAATCGGTGCCGTAAAGGAAACGAGCCTCACCCAGTGCATCCGCATCAAAATACGGGAAGAACTCCTGGATGCGTTTCTTCAGTTCCGCATAGGCTTTTCCATCCGTCATGGTCGGGATTGGAAAATACACATGGAACTTTGGTCTTGCCGCCTTGCCGTTTTTCACCTTCATGTTGTTGCGGCTATAGCTGACAAGTAAGGAAACATCCGGGAATGCTATTACCACATCCAAGGGATAGATCCAGTCTTTCGGATCATCGGAGTGGTCATTGTCGCAGTCCATCGGAAGGACATCCGTTTGGAGGAAATTGTCATTGCTGCGGTAGTTGTTCTTATATGCGGCACATACATGATCCCGCTTGATGGCAGCCACGAAAGATGCCGAATCCGTAATATGAGCCTTATTGGGATATACGCAGTTGGAACTGTCACCGCAGCAGTTTGCGGTATAAAGGGTAAAATCAATCATGGGTAACCTCCTTGCAGTTTCTGTTAAACCATCTGATGGTCTGCTGTCTCTTTTTTGCAATACCGATCTCATGTGCCATGCCCTTGGATATCTCATCACCAAACACCCACAGTTCATTGCACTTGCCAAGCAGCACATAGTTGAAATGCATGACATCGGCACGTTCCTTTTGGTTCTCGTCATCCATGAACTGCGGATACAAAAGGTGCGGTGTCACCGGAATCGTATTCTGCTCATAGGCAAAACGGCTGTACTTTCTTGCCTGATTGCTGTTGTATTCCGTATCACCGGAAAACGGAGAACAGATATAAACCAGCGGGCGAAAAGCGGACTGCTTGTCCGCCTTTGCCACATTGGTCATAGCCTCATAACTTGTCGGGTCATAGTAACCTTCTGAATTGAACTTATCGATGTTCACGGCTTACACCTCCATTTCGATCAGAGGCATATAACCGTCTGATTTCATCAGTTCGTAAATGAAGAGTCTGCCTTTCTGCGTCCAGTAAGTATGCACCTTCGTATGCGTTTCACCATTCGTATCGGGATAGGTATGAGTCTTGGTGCTGGTATAGCCCTCCCGGGCATAACGCTGATATAAAAGCCAGATGTCACCCTGCTTGAACTGCACACCCTTTTCGTGGAGATATCGGTTCATCCAGATGGCAGACTTGCCGTAATCCTTGGCAATGGCAGAAGTGGAAATAAGGTCTTTGCAGTTCAGCACCACATCGTAGTAGCTGACCTTCGGTTTCATCTCCGTAATCTGCTGATTCTGAATAGCAACGGTTTCTGTAAGAGTCATGTTCTGCTGTGATAAAAGTGCCAGCTGTTGATTTGCAAACTGCAGTGCCCTTGCCATAATGGCCTCCGGGGAATTCCATGCCTCTTCCACCTGGATGAAATACTGACGGAACTTTCTGCCGATGTCAGTGCGCTGAATCATACAAAGCTGCTTTGCCATGTCGATGGTAAGCAAATGGTCGGTCAATCCTTTCCCCGGAAGTCCGTCAGACCTATTTCTCAAAATTGAGCAATAGTCCTGTCCTTCCGAAAATCCGTATTCACACATTCTCGGAAACCAGTCTGCATACTTGGTGTTGATGTCAAGTGCATCGTGCAAGTCGCGTCCGTTCACAGTAGGGCGCTCACTGTCATAATTGATTCTGATTAATTCGTCCATAGCGAATCCTCCTAAAAAATGAAATAGACAGAAGGACAATTCCTTCTGCCTATATGCGAAGGATCCGAATGAATCGAACCCCCTAAATCAGTCTTTTTTATAAAAATCACATTCGTATCCGTCAGCACGAAGAAGCAGTCCCTTCGCCCAGGGCGGTGTTCTGCCCATCTGCTCACAAACTGCACTGAGACTCATGCGCCTGTCCGCTTCGATGATCAGTTCATCATGGACATGTGCAACGATACTGCAGTTGCGGAGTGTCTGCATGGCATACAACAGGATATCTCTCGCAATTGCCTGGATAGCATTCTCACAAAACTTCGGACCATAGCTTTCAAGACGCTCCCACTTTTTCGTAGCACCCACGCCTTCATAAGTTACAGACTCACTGCCGAACTGGTTGATACCCATGCGTGGCTTCACATAGGCAAGCCTTCTGCCGGAAGGAAGTCTCATGAAAAGGAATCCACTCTCATAGGTAAACTTCAGTCCTGCCACCTCAGTTGGAATGTGTTCTCTGACCGTGGTCTTTACCGCACGGTCGATATCCCACCAAAGAGCCGTAATCATCGGATTGGCATTTCTCCATGCGTTCACCAACGGCTGAAGTTCCTCTTCGGTAAGTCCCATCTCCAAAGCACCCATACTCTTGAGCGCGCCGACCGAACCGCCGTAACCAAGTGCCAGTTCCGCAATCTTACCCTTCTGGCGGAGATGACCGTTGATGCCATGCTTTTCTACCGGAACACCGAACATCTGCGATGCCGAACTGCAGTAAATGTCCTTGCCATCGGCGAAGACCTGCATTCTCCATTTCTCGCCCGCAAGCCAGGCAAGGACTCTCGCTTCGATTGCAGAGAAATCTGCCACGATGAATTTCCTGCCATCCTGGGGAACGAATGCTGTACGGATCAGCTGCGACAGCGTATCCGGGATATCGTCATACAAAAGTTCCAGGGCATCGTAGTTCCCGCTTCGGACAAGTGACCTGGCATCGGCAAGGTCAGACATATGATTTTGCGGAAGATTCTGCAGCTGGATGATGCGTCCGGCAAATCGGCCGGTTCGGTTGGCACCGTAATACTGGAACATTCCTCTTGCCCTGTAATCCTTGCACACCGCTGTCTGCATAGCGGTGTATTTCTTCACGCTGCTCTTGGCAAGCTGCTGACGGAGGGAAAGAACATCCGCCAGATGCTTTGGTGCAGTCTTGAGTGTTTCTGCCACAGCCTTCTTGCCGAGAGTATCCATTTCCAGTCCGTTATCCGAAAGCCATCCTTTCATCTGTGCTACGGAGTTGGGATTGTCAAGGTCGGTCAGATTTTGAATCTGCTGTGTGAGGTTTTTGCGACTGATGCTGTCGATGGCAATAGCCTGCTCCACAAGCGTCATATCCAGTCCGATGCCGCGGTCATTGATTTCCTGATCAAGATGGTATTCATCCCAGATGAAATCGGGAACAGTGAAACGGGACAGCTTCTTCTGGATGCTCATCTCGGTTTCCACATCACGCAGGTTATATGCCTTGAACTGCTCCCACTTCTCCATATCGTGCTGCGGAAGATTTCTGGTTCTGCCGCCATTGATCTTGGTAGGGGCGCAGGGAACACAGAAGTATTTGATGAGATTTTTTCCCTCGGTCAGTTTCTGCTTCTCCAGTCCCAAAACTGCACCCACCCCTTCCAGGGACAATGGCAGACCGAGTGTTGCCGACCACACCATCGTGCAGTGCCAGCTGTCAGGAGAAAGCCAGGTATCAAGATAATTCGACAGGCACACACGCTCAAACTGTGCGTTGAATGCCCACTTGGTTACGGATTCATCCGACAAGGCATCCACAATCTCCGCCGGAATCTTCTCTCCGCATGCAAGGTCTATGACATGAACCGCTCCGCCATCCACGCTGTAACCGAACAGAAGTATATCGAAGTCAGGACTCTCGGCATATTTATAAACTCCGGCTTTCTGCAGATTCACGCTGGAGTAAGTTTCGATATCAATGCTTAAATGCTGCATAGCTGCTCCTTTCTATGACAAAGGCGGCAGAAGAATATCCTCCGCCGCCCGTCATGTTTACTCCGTCACATCATCCTCATGTGCAGCCTTTTTCTCTTTGCGTTTGGCAATAAAACCCTTTACCTTTTTTACTACAAAGCTGAAAAATTCGCACACTGCCCATACGATACCATTGATGGCAAGACCGTAGATCAGGCAGAAAAGGACTATCACATCAACTTGTTTCATAAATTCGTATAATTCGTTCATTACGTTCACCTCGTTATTCAATGTGGGCAGACGGTGGCAGCACCACCGCCCGCCGGGTTTATATGTTTAGGAAAGGAAATCGTCATCAGCCACAGTGCTGAAATCATCAGTCGCAGAACTTCTGCCGCCAAGGCTCTCACCGTCACGGATCTTCTGGATGTTGCCTAGTCCGCAGGCCACGCCTTTGTTGCCGTTACTGTTAAACGCATAGAAGTTTAAAGACACACGGGCATAGCAGCCGGAGTATACTTCGTTGCGGTCAAGGATAGGCTTCACATACTTGTCCACGATCTGAGGCGGAGTCGTGCTGTTGGCATTGATGAAGTAGTGACCCTTGTAGGCCTCATCATCGCGCTCGGTATCACCGTCACGCAAAGGAAGCTTGATTGCTGCCTTGTTAGGCTTCTTGCCGCCGAACTTGGCAACACCCTCTTCGATTGCGGCATCGATAGCCTCATTGATAGCCTTCACCGTTTCGGTGTCAGACTTAGGGATAAGTACGGAAACGGAGTATCTCTCAGGTCCGTTGTTGATGCTGGTAGGTTCCCAGCCGTGGAAATAAGAGAGACGAGTGTTTACACCTGTGATAACTTTTGTCTTAGAAATAGCCATGATATTAATCCTCCTGTTTAAATTCGTTATTGGCGTTTGTTACGTTCATTGCCGGACGCTTGTCCGTTATCGGAACCAAGGTCGGCTTACCCTGTGGTTTCACAATGAGGTCACCCAGGATCTGTTCAAATTGTTTCTTGCCCATCAGCTTCTGCATCTCCGTCATGGTGATAAGGCTCTGACGATAGATATCGGTATAGCCGTGGTCTTTGGCTGCCTGTGCGACCAGTTCTTCGTCCCTGTACTTGCGGACGGATCTGCCTTCGACAACCTTGAATCCGTTCCATGCCTTGCCGTGGTTGACTGCTGCATCGGTGGCATAAGCCAGGATGCCGTCTGCCCACTTGGTAAGGTCGGGAAGGATGGTCAGTACTTCTTCGATTTCAGCATCCGTAAGAAGTGGCGGCATTTTGAACTCCTGCTGTGCAAGACGAAGTTTTTCTTCAGCCCTTGCTCTGCAGCGGACTGCTGCCTTACAGAACTGACACCATTCGCCGGGATGATATTCGCCCTCGCCATTTAAGGCCATCTGTGCCTTCGGCTTCAGTTCGTGCTCTGCCCATGCTTTCAGTTCATCTACCGGGATCGTCCAGTTCTGGACATTCTCCCTGCGAGGCTGAAAGATGTGCATCGTTACTTGCTTGATGTCATACAAGCTGTCGAAGATGTTCAGAGCACCGATGGAATAACACATCAGCTGCGTATTCTGTTCGGCATCCACCAGGACTCCAAGCCCGTATTTGAAATCAATAATCTGCAGAGTATCATCCGATACGATGATGCAGTCTGCCGTGCCGTAGCCGTCCGGAACATATTCCGAAAAATCTACTTTCTGCTCAATCAGCACCATTGGGTCTTTGCAGGTCTGCTTTGCGACTTCAAGCTGCTCCAGCACATAATCCACATAACTATCGGTGTACTCCTGCATCTCATCACTATCGTAATCGGAGACAGGTCTTTTGCTTCTTCTGCGGAGTGCTTTCTTTAACTTGTGTTCGCAAAAAGCGTGGGCTGCGGTACCTTCTTCGGCGGCTGAACTGCTGCCGCCCGGAAACTCGGATTCAAGCATCGCACTTGGTGTGCAGTTCAGCCAACGGTGTGAACCGGAAGGAGAAAGAAATGCGTGTTTACTCATTTCCCAACACCTCCGCTTCAGCAAGAAGTGCCTTGTACTGTGCCGGGTCAATGTCTGACAGTCTGGTGCCGCCGTATTTTCTGATGAGTTCTCTCACCTCGGCAGTCATACCAGCCTGGCTCTTCTGACCCAGAACGGCACGGACATCTTCCAGGGTTGCTTCCTTCTCAGCAGGGAGTTCCTTTACTTCCTGAGCATCAATGACCTTGGCATCGGCTTCTACTACAGTTGCATCTCTGTAGGTTTCTGCGATTGCCTCGAACACATCAGCCAGGGAGCGGATGATTCTCACCGCATCAAGAAATAAGTTATACTTCTGATTGTTAGTCACGGTCCTTACCTCCTTCCTTCAGTTCTCGGATCTCGACAGTCTGCACCGAGTCACCAGGAGACAGGACAAGGACATTGACCTGCTGTCCAAAAAGGAAGTCGAGCAGACGCTTTCGGATCTGCACCGTACCGCTTCTTACTACCGGGGTCGGTGTACCGCCGGGTTTTGCAATGTTGATACATACTTTGTGTTTCATTGCATTGGCTCCTTTCCGAGGGTCTTTTGTTGTATCCCTCTGTCCATATGCGAAAGAAGCGGGGGAATCGAACCCCCATTTCTTAGATTTTTTTCGCAAGGTTTGCGAAAATCTTTTTCAGGCGGTTACGGATAGCCGCCTCAGACACACCTTCTTCCGCTGCAATATCCACGTTGGACATATTGCGGTAAAACTTTTTATAAATGGTGTCTCTCTGCAGGTCAGTCAGTGTGGTAAGTGCTGCCTTGAGCCTGTCCAGCTTTTCGGAATGCTCCTGCTCATTGATGGAGGCAAGCATCTGCTCCAATGGATCTGCAGCTGTGTCGCATAAGTAAGGGTTGCGGTCACCCGCATCTTCACCTTCGCCATCGGAGTATGCCTGGTAATGAACCGGACAGTGATACTCCTCGCGGCGGTCAGCATCAAGCTGCTCATCGTCCATCGCATGAAGCTGTGCGATGATGGTTATGTTTTCTCCGTTCTCACCCGGAGTGATGACGCACTTGCTGCCATCATCGAAGTAATAAATGTAGTTGGTGCGGTTATCCGCTGCTGTTTTGAACTTTCTCATAAAGTCCCTGCCTTTCTGCCTGGTCGCAGTCGGGCGTAGGGACAAAATAAGGGCCGGTGCCTTTGAAGCCTCCGACCCTGGTATGCCTAAAAAAGCGTATAGGAAACCGGGGGGTACTTCAAATTGCACATTCCACTGCTTATCGCAGCGGAGGTCAATATGATGTATCCCACGCCCTATTACGTAATTCAGGCCTGTGATATTAATTTGTTTTCAGAAAGCATTTCTGCATTTCTACTATTAAGATAGCACCTTATTTTTTTTGAAAACGGACATCGAATGTCCGCTCCTTTGAGCAAAAAATAAGAGCCAGGACATGAGATTTCTCTCATGTTCTGACTCTATTCTAGAAATTTTTCAGTTTCGGTATTAAGAACGCAAATCGGGAAAAACGGGATTATAGCTTCGGTGCCGGAGTATTTCTAACCATAACTTCAATTATCTTTCTCACATATCGTATTCTTTTATTAGTCCATTCTTTTGGCTTGTATATCTTCCGAATGTCATAGTGTTCTCGGAAAAACGCCGCCCACTTATCTCTTGAAATATGTGTCACAAAATACTCTGGCATAGACCATTTGTGTATAATTTCCCGAGTTATATAGTATTTTGCAATGAAGTAATGCCAAAATTTATCCTGCACTTCTTCCCATGCTTCATCCGGCTCGGAGTACATATACGGCACCAAGTCCAGACGGTGAAGAACAAATCTGCTTTCTGTATGCATTATCTTGGGACGCGTAAACGGATCATAGTCATATGGAAGAGGCATAGATAATTCGGCACACAGTGTTGCTAACTTATGGACAGGAACATCTGTGATTTTGTGTTTCTCGGCCTCCACTGCGCAGTTATAGAAAAGCTCAATATTGTACTTCCATTCCAAAGTAAACAATGCAATGGTAGCAAAAATCACATCTTCATCGTCACCGTCCAATAAATCAATAAGATGGGCTACAAGTCTGTCATATTCTCCCATTCCACGGATAAATTCATCGTTAGAGATTTTCTTCACATCACATATGCGCTTGTTAATGATGGACTTGAGAATCGGAATATCAGCCATTGTGTTCAACTCAAAATACTGCATCTCTGTGATTTTGTGTCCTTCGAGTTTCCCTGTCATAGATTCTACATCGTCCGGCAGCAATTCTGGGATTTCGATATCCGTGGTTTCCTTAACATGTTCGTATTGGAGTGTTCTGTAATGCTGAGCATAGGCCATCCATCTGCTGTCACGCATTCGCAGATCATCAGCATCCGAACCACGGTTTGCACGTAATGATTGTTTTTTACCTGCCTCATAGTATGCATCCTTGATAATCTCAAGCAGAATGCAGTCTCGTAGGTCTTCGATGTTAAAAGGGGATAGATTATATAGGCTTCGGTCGCTGAAAAAGTGATCCAGCCTATTATCTATGAACTCTGTCATAGTGTAACCCACAAAATCACCTCCTCAAATAGCGGACATTAAATGTCCGTTTTTTGAAAAAAATCTTTTGAAAAATTTATAATTCTACGCCATAATCGAGCAGCCACTCGCAGACAGCATCATAGGACTCCGGGTATTTCAGATACAATGCCTCTTTGATCCACTGATGTTTCGGATCTGTAGGTTTCAACTTGCAGCTAAGTACCTCCAACAGCTTCTCGCTGATAGCAGGAGGAAGGTGTAATGCAAAGCAGATACGCACAGCATTTTCCACTCTGGGAGTTGTCTCACCACTAACAGTTCTACGTATTGTACGCTCACTCAAATCAATGGCGTCTGCAAGTTCCGTGTATTTCATTTTTCTCCAATCCAAAAGTAAATCCATACACTGCTCTGGGTCATCCGTCATCTGCTTACGAATCTCCATCCATTCTGTCTGTTGCTTTTTTCGCAATTCAATCTGGCGTTTCTGGGGAGCATTTTCATATCCGTTGTGGTATTTAATCTCAAATGTGATATCACTCGGTTCTCTATTCAGAAAACATATTGTGTAATACTCAGAAGAAACCTTGCTCTTGATTGAAAGGTCGAATACGAGACAGCATTCGTCCATGTGTGAACGGGCATAATCTGTCAGTTCAAGACGCCCGTCAACTCCATATTGAACATACAGAGGAGCATTATAAACAAAATGATTTTCTACAAAGAGGTAATCACCATTCTCAGTCTTTTCTCTAAGATCCAGGTTTACAAAACGTTCAATTGCTGCATCCTGGGAACTTATCGTAAAAGTCTGATTCAGCTTCAGCGAACCCTTTTTGAATCCATGCGGCTTAACGTAGTGACCATCCACAAAAGTGAATGTTCCGATAGCCTCTTCAAAGCCAAGTTCAACCAATCGGATTTTTGCTGCCTGTCTGGAAACGCCAAAATCCTGTTCCAGAGAACAAATTACCATTTCCATGACATCGACCGGGTGTTTTGCACCAGTCTGTCTCATATAATGGGCTATGTATTCCTTCGCCTTTATAGAGAATGGTTCTTTCGGCATCTGGATTCTTGGAGCAAGCTGATTCGCTTGTGTCTCCATGTGATGTGTGGATTTATTTGAAATCCCAGAACTGGCGTCTCCCAACACCTCGCAACTTATATGGGATGCAGTCTCGTTAAACAACTGCTCCAGTCTGAATGCCTTTCGATGCTTATGCCAATGGACACACTCATGGATGATTGTATTGTTTATCGAACCAAGATTGCGAAGAAGATACATCTGCGGATCTACTACAATCGTTCTTCCTTCAATATGAATAGGTGCATCTTCGTCTGTTTCTGCATCGTACATTTCTGTATCGGTATCATCAAAATATATCTGACCGAACACCGATGAGTCACTACGGATGCGTTGGATCTTAATTTTCAACCCCATTCGTTCAACAAGGACTGTAGGATCAACCCAAACAGCAGCTTGACCTCTCATCGGCACACGCAATGCTTCTGGGAAGTATTCCTGCAAAATCTCATTGGCCACTGTTTCCAACTTGTCATACGGAATGATAGGGACTAGGGAATCATCCATCGGATTTCGCACAAGGTTTTTTCCATCATACTTCGATACCTGTAGAATCTCGAAATCATCCAGATTCTTGTCCAGGTCACCTCTGCAATGAATCATTATCCATACGATGTTCTCATCATAATCATCGTAGTGGTAATCACCTTCGTGGATTTCAAACCATATCGACACAGCTACATCAAAGTGTATCTCCATGCCAGGCTTATCTTCAACCCACACATGTTCCACCTTAATATCAGAAATTTCTGTCTCTCCGGCACGATGGATTCTCCTAAGTTCAACACCAAGGGAATCGAGGTTGGTATCCAAGAAACTTTCGGCAGCCGCCCAGAAATCATTATCAAATCTCTTTTTTATATATTCAGTAAACGAACGCTGTACTGCCATCTGTTTTCCTCCCCTCGGAAAAATCACCGTTCACAGTAATCGCTTTCATAAAATTCAACGTAATTTTTGAGCGAAGTTTTCAACTGTGAAATACCTGTTGTATTGGTTGGAAGATTTATCTCCTTGCCGAATTCTTTTCTTGCACTAACTGAAAGCTTTGAAAGAATTTCCTCACACTTATCCCTTTCATACTCATCATCGATATCTATTTCAACCTGCCAAATATCTGAAAATGCTTTTTCAACTCTTCTAACCCTAGAAATATTATCCGATGCTTGATGGCTGTCCTTTTCCTTGACTTCAATTAGCCAAGATCGAAATCTTGAAGACTGCATTGTACCCCCTCCATAAAATCATTATTAATGTGATACCCAATGTTTATCATTTTTTCGACAATGATGTCTATTAGTTTTGGTGGCACACTCTCTCCAAGAATCTGGGCAAACATACCATTAGTAATCAGCTTGCCATTCACCTGGAAATCATAATCATATTCCGCAACTGTTTGAATAACGAGAGCCTCGTAAATTGACAAGACTCTTGTTTGATCTGGATGTACCTTATTATCAGAGGCTTCATAAATAAAGTTTTGTGTAATTGCTGTCGCGGGTTCATCCCATTTCATTCTCCTATATGCCGAATGAAATCCTTTTAACAATCGTCTTTGACCTGTTTTTTTATCTATGACAGATGGACGGGGTAGCAACTCTCCACATTTCTCACAATATATTGGAGTCTCCGTGTTTGAGTGCCAAATACCATCCGTTTGTTTATCGATATGCATTCCATTAAACTGATATCCACAAGCCGGATTTACACACTGATTATTATAGGCAGTGTTTCCTTCAGGTGTATTAGACATCCACCAATACTTTTCAGGATTCATAATAGGAACGAAATGATACTTATTAAACTCAAGATTTGCGTTACGACCTTCTACAGCGTCTAATGCTGGGAATGAACCAATCGCATCTCTCAATGTACATATAGGTCTTTTATCCTTATTTACTAAAATATTCCCGTACTGATTAAAATACATTATTCCTTCAGGATCTCGAGTAAACACGGTTATTAGTCTCTTTCGTGTTTGAGGTATTCCGTAATCAGCACATGTTGTAACCATTGCCTCACCACGATACTCTGGACCGAGGCGTTTTCTAACATAATCAATAATGTTAATAAACTCCCCATTTTCATCATCAATTACTGTATTACGCATATTAGGGACGTTTTCCATTAAAAGCCATCTCGGTCTCAGTTTTGTGACTATATCCATTGTCGGAATAATCAACCTATTTCTTTCATCAATCTTCGGTTTAATCCCTTGTCTAATACCCTTAAGCAATGTACCTGCTCCATTTGATGACATTCCCTGACACGGAGGAGTTGCATAAACCAAAAACAACTCATCGCTACTTTTGAATTTCTCATATGTGTCGCAGATTAAGTCCTTGGTTTCCCAAATATCACCAGTAATACATTCTGTGCCTGGGTAGTTGTTTTTATATAAAGTATGCCTATCTGCCAAGAGTTCGCTACTAACAACAATTCTTATATCATGAGCTTTTAGCCCTAACTCCCCAATTCCAGCAGACGAAAACAAACTAACCGCTTCTTTCAT